ATCGGAATCCCATCTCTTGCTAACGTTCTCCATTTCAGCAATATCAAGCTCTAATAATTTCATAGCTTTTTCTTTATCTTCAGCCGGTAATGCAGGGTCTTTATCAATCAGATTTTTAATCACTCCAAACACTCCGGAACTAGGCAGCAAATCAGCTGCAATATCTCCAATATCGCTTCCCTTATTTAATAAAAATTTTCCTACTTTGGTTTCGTGAAATTTCTTTTTACTCATCTTCCTTGGCCTTTATATCTTTTACGATAATTTTTACTTGCTTTTACTCTACTATTTTTTGTCTTTGAGTGAACTCCTTTTCTCTTTCTAGATTTAGATTTATAATCTTGTATTATTAGCCTTCTTTTAGCCATTAGCACATATTAGAAATATATTCATATTCTGTTTTCGCATCAAAGCTTGGACACGCTTTAGAACTAAAGTTGTTATGTCCGTATATTTTTGCTGATGGATATTGGTCTTTTAAATAAAGCAATAAATCTTCTAACGCTTCTTTTTGTTCCGGCGTTCTTGTGTCTTTAGGCTCCCAGCTTCCATCTGCATTACGTTCCTCTTCTACTCCTCCAATATAACAGATTCCTATGCTATCAAAATTATGCCCTTTTACGTGTGCGCCTGTCTGCTCAATCGGTCTGCCCTCGTTGACCTCTCCGTCTAATTGTATAACAAAGTGATAACCTATATCTCTCCATCCTCTTTTTAAATGCCACTTACGAATTGTATCAACGCTATAATCTCTGCCCTCTCTTGTTGCAGAACAGTGAACTATTATTTTATTTATTTTTCTCATTTTCTTGTTATTGTTCTTAAAAATGCTTGAAGATTGCCTGTTGACAAATGCGTAGGATTATAAACCCTAATTTCGTGAACAAATCCATCAAAAACATTTGCATTATTCCCATTACTAAAAACAACTCTGTTAAGCTGTTGAATCGTGAACGTAGCTCCTGTGGCGTCAAAATGCACCTGTTGACCATTTACAACGTGTATAAATTGGTCTTTCTGCCACGCAATCGCTAAACGCAATCGATTACCTACATTAAAGGTATTTATCGCTTTAAAACTCACATTAGCACCTCCTACCTTTACGAATGAATTTATCGTATCGGCTGCTGCTGTTTGTCTAGCAAAAAAGATTCCGTTATTTTGTGTTCCATCACATAAACCAATGCTCGCAGGATTCTCTGACATTTTAGACCAAGTTACGTCAATATAAAAAATTCCCTCTTGTGAATTAAACAAAGATACAGGTCCAGCAAACTGACACAAATCTCTTGCTCTATCTCCTGCAGTTGCGTTGGTTGCTATAAAACTGCTTGGCTTAACTCTTGCGTTTCTTTCATATTGATAGCCCCACGCCCATATATCAGCATTATTATTTCCAGTAAAACTCTCATCTCCAATCGTGTTACCATCAGCAACTAACAGCTTGAAAGTTGTACTAACAGTTCCTGTTGTTGTGATAATCATAAAAACTCTTTTCCATCCATCCGGATAATCTATAATCCCTGCACTATCTACTCCTTGCTTATCTCCTAAAACATTGGTCTTAATATTGAAAAACTGAAAATAAGTCGTAGCACCTCGTACAATCTCCAATCTAACGTGCTCTCTATCTCCACAATGCACAAAACAAGAAACGACAGCAGGTCCACTCCCTAACGTTGTAGCACTTACTATCGATACGCTATGTGTTCCGGCTACATTATTAGAAACCAGAACGTCTGCATTCTGTAATTTTTCCGGATTATTTAATTGGTTATTTTGTACTGATAAATTATTAGCAGTCCACGCACTAAAATCTGTGCTTCGTGGTACATCATTTGTAGTTTTTTGTTCTAGAAATAAAACCGGATTAGGATGCAGCTTTCCATTCTTTAAAGGATAGTGATTTATCAAGTCATTAGTTGACGTCTCTCTATACGCACCATCATAACGCAATCTAAAATTAGTACTTCCTCTGGTATTACTTAAATTAACTACTCCAACAGGAATTTGTGGCATTACATTAGCCCTGTCATAAGCCGCAGGCACATACGCCCACGCCGGAGTAAAATCTGTTACGTTAGCCATTTATCCTATTTTAACCAACGTCAATGTTGGCTCATTAAAGAATGTATTATTATTTACCGGAAAACCTTGACTTCCACTTCCGCCTGTTGCTCCTGTGTGAAATGCAGTTATTTCGATTACATCATTTGCCGCTACATTCATAATCTGACTTCCGTTAATTGTTGCTTCTCCATTACCAGACGTTGCAATAATTAAATTCTGTAATACGCAACTTTTAACACCATTAACCGTTGCTGTAATTCTCATAAAAATTTGCCCATTTACATTTGGTAACCCAGGTTGAACTAAATCAAAAGATGAATATCTTGCATTCAAAAGATATGTTCCAGCTTTTAATACCGTTACAGAGCCCTGACTTGCTCCGGATAAAACCGGTGTAAAAGTATCAGCATCATTAAACACTGTATTGTTATAAGGAACTCTAAAATCAGTTGAATTATTTGTGTTTGTTATTCCAGCAACTCCACTAATAGTTATTTGACATTTTTTCGGAGTAATATTTACTGCTCCTCCTACTGCAAGCACTGAATTACCTGCGCCGTCGTCTTGAATTACTAATACATCATCAATTACTTGACTAGCTTCATCTAGTAATCCACCGACATTTGCAACTCCTGCAACAGACGTACCTGTTCCTCCAGTCGCTATCGCTGCCGTTCCAGCTAGAGAGTTAATATCAAGCGATTGATTTAAATCAGCACCACTAATACGCAGATTATTAGCACCTGCATAACCAACAACTCCGTCAAAATTGTTTATATCCGCTTCGTTATTGAATTGACTAAATTTTTTATTTGCCATTTTATTTAATTTTTATTATTATCCTACTATTACGCTATCTCCTGCTTCGGTTATTACGAAATCTCCATTTTCAGCTAATACAAAGTCCGGTACTCCTCCACCACATCCTGCCTCATCAAAATAATCATTCCCAAATCCATTTGTTGCAGAGCATACACTACCCCACCAGCTCGTATTATAAATACTTCCGTACGCCATTTTCTTTTATTTTAATCTTTTTAACATACTTATTTAATTTCTCTATGTTCTTTTTTTTTGGTTTGCTCTTTCTTATCATAGTACCCATCCAGTAAAAACAGCATCTCCTTTATCTGCTTCCATCTCGTCGTTGCTTGTTTGATTATATTCCGGATATTTAGAATTATTAAAATCCATAAAATCTAAAAATCTTCTTGTATAGAATTGTGCAAATTCTCTGTGCTTATCGCATAACGTATCTATTTCTGCCTTTGTCGCTGTTCCTTGATTCTCACTTGGCTTTTTATAAATACCGCTGTTAGCTACCGTATAAGCTGCGAAAGGCAAATAGTCAACCATTGCGTAATGTATAAGCATATCTTTCGTGTAGTCGTTTAGTAACAGCTTATAATCGCTATTTGCAGGCAGATTAATATCTCCACTTGTAATTAATTCGCTTAATTTATTATATAATTTGCCCCCTAAATAATTTTGAATATGTATTTGTTGAGCAATTTTAATAAACTGAATAAACTTATCTACATCTAAATTTGTATCTATTAAAGTATTTCTCTTTAAATCCGTTGTCGTTATAAATAGTGCTGTTGCCATTATTTCTTCTTTTTACTTTTAGCAGCTTTATTTCTTTCTACTTGTGCAATCCAATCCGGATGATGCCCTCCATACTTTTTTGTTACCATCGCAACCCTTGCGTCTCTCCATCCAAAAGGTCTTGGCTCGTATGATTTTGGAATCTGTCCAACTTCTTGATAAGCACTTAAATATTTGCTTGGCTTTGTTTTATCTTTCAATCTATATAAAACCGCCTCCCAAATGTGATGGCAATATGGTCCGCCTTTATATTTAAATAAATCGTAAGCTTTTTTCTTATGTCCAAATTGTTTATTAACTCCTTTTCTACTTGCCTCATCTATATCCTCAATCCTATATACAGCCGGTTTCCCATTTACTTTTCTGCTCATCATTTTTGCACAAAACATTCTAGAGTTTCCGGAACTAGGTAATGCTTGTTTATATCTATATCTTACTCTATAAAATGATTTATCTAAAACAGAAAATGTATTTCTATTCTGTTTATTTTTTTTAGGAATTACGCTTCCTGTTAATTCTTGAAATAAAGTTTCTTTCTCTGAAATACAAATCGTTGCCCAGTCCTCGTCTGAAATCATATCTTCGCTTACGTCTCTTTTATCTACATAAACCCATTCGCTCTCGTCTAAATTATCTGGCTGTAAATGATGCATTAATTCGTGAAACGCATCGTCGTTTAAATCTTTTAACTCAACCTCTTCTGCTGACATCTTAACTCCTGTCTCTTCCTCTTTTGTTTCCTCGTCAACTAAATCCTCATCTATTTCAGTAAATTCTAGTGGCTGTAAAGTTTTAAAATATAAATTCAAAGAGATATTATTATAAGATAATATTTTATCCATCGCATCTAATAATAATTCTTGAAAAGGTCTAATTACTGTATTATCCATCAAAGTACTAGCCGTCTTAATCTCATCAGCATTATTACCTAATCCTGTTTGGTCTTTGATTCCGATAAGCATAGGTGATACAACTCTGTGCGCTACTAAAATCTTACGCATTGATTCATCTGAAAGGAATTGATATTGCTCGTGAGCATCGCTTAATTGAACAGCCTCAATCGTACTCTCTGATTCTTTAGAATCA